GGGTGTCTTGCACGGGGCAAACCATTTGTGATGTTTGAGAACGTCTTCCTTGAACGCATAGGTGTAACGCGATAGTCCAAGGGTATGGGAGGTAGGAACTGATGATATGTTCCTAGGTTCAGCAGGCGTATTGTAAGCCTCCTTCTTCTGAAAAGCCTTCACCTGGAAGTCCTGGTCAACATTCATTGATTGCTGGGCAGACCGAGTCCTCTGTGCGGCCTTAGACTGTTTCTCAATGACGTCAGAATGGCCGAACGGGGTACCGGTACCAGCGATGTTGTCAGGAACCAAGAACTTCACGAACTCGAGTGCATAGCGTTCATACTTGGGCAGGTATTTGGATCGGGCGATCTTAGCCTCTGCCGTGAGGTTGGGTTTCACAACCCGTCCCTCAATGGACGCCAAGTTGTTCTCTTTGCAGTCGATGGGGTACACCGCCTCTTCCGTCAAAGGGGAGGCAGCGTATCGTTTCGCATAAGTCTTGCCAGGAACGAATGGGATTTCAGAGCACTTATCCCACACTTGGTAATGTTTGGCGGGATCTCCGGCTTTGTGGACGATGACTGATTTTGGTATAGTCTCACTGAGCACGGCGTGCAGAAGGGTGGCTTCTTCGGCTTTCAACTTGGATCGACGATGTGTATCGGCCAAGGACGGATGTTTCTGTTGCTTGTGTGCCAGTTGCATGGATTCCCATCGGGCCACAGGGAGCTTTGCCTGAAGGAAAGCACCAGCGAATCCAATGGAAATCATCGGTACGGCGTCGATTGCGATGAGGGTGTTAATCTTGGTGCCATAATCCATCCGTTTAAGAAATGGTCCACCAATAGGACGCCGGAGCAACCAGGCCTCCAAAATTCGGAGGCACCAGGTCGCAATGCCACTTGGGATGACACAAAACGGCACGATGCAAACAACGCGCCGATGTGGTCCCCACTGGTACTGATCGACGAATGAAATCGTTTCACGGCCCTCGCAGATGGTTCGAATGACATCATGGTTGTAATTCCATATGTAATGTTCCCACGTACCGCCACCATTTGAGATGAAACGGACGCGATTTTCCACGATGGTAAAACAGCCATTGTCAGCTTCTCCAGAGACAGTGTCAGGTTGAAAAGTGTAACACAGGATAGGCCGTCCCTTGTCAATCAAGTTGGGCATGTCCATGTGAAAGTCAACATCGGTCATTACAAATGCGTGCTTGCCTGTGACACGGTCCTTTCGGACCGGCATTGACAAGTCGCCCGCAACGTAGTGAAATCGGCGTTGATCCACTGTCTTCTCACGTTGTGATGGGGAGATGGCGTAGGGTTTCAGTCCAGCCTTTTGGATGGTATTATGCATTGCAACGGTCGCAGCATTCCGGGCGGATGCAGCTTTCCCATGGGGATGGCCTTCACGCACCGGTACCTCGTTGTAGATGAGGTTGTGCTGTACGAAACCTCGAAAAGAGGAATCGAGCTGCGTAGCAACAGCTTGCCGAAGGGAGCTAAGCTTTCCTTCAATCCAGATTTGGGTGTCTTCGGAGCTAGCAGATCGCACCAAAGACTTTAACGCGCAAGGTATCGCTACCAGCCCGGCCCCGGCGCCAATAGCAGCGGCGAGGAACATAGCTCTGGGGGTGACACA